TATGCTGCTGCCCGTGGTGAATTCCAGCCAGCAGTCAAAGTTCCCGGACGGGAAGGTCAGCGTAAGCGATGTCACAGCGGAAGAAAAACGGTATTCGGTGTTGTCCTCGAGGGTTAGGTTTACTGTGCCGCCGGAAGGGGTGATTTTGGATACCGATGCCGCTGCGCCAATCTGTGCAGGCGTGAGCACGTCACCTCCACCTGTGGCATGTGTGGAGGCATGCACCTTTACGGATGCATTTTCTAACGCAATAATCGCAGCGGCCAATGCATTCACATCGGCCGCAAGAATCGTATCAACAAGGTCTTGTTTATTTGTCCAGTTAAGTCCCATCATTTCCTCCGTATTCTTGATCGCAAATGCCTTGCAGGATCAGTTCAATGCGGTTTGCTCCGTCATAGTCAAGGTTCGCCATGGACGCAGGCGGCGCAAGCACGCCAAGGCTCTGTGCCCGGTACGTTGCCGATCCATATAGCGCGGCCCCATAAATACTTGCGTTCTGCAGGCCGGGATAGTAGTTGTACATCGCCTGCACACTGCGTACCGCTGAAAGGTATTCATCAAGGTCGGCTGCTCCGGGTACCTCGTCCCGCTTCCAGTCCGTACGCACGGAAATGTTTGGCGCAAGGGATTTGATTGCGCTGCTGACCCTCCGCATGTCGCGGACGTTATAGCATCCCTTCAGCCCGCGCAGCCAGGCAAGGCGCTCCGCCTCGCTTAGTGCGGCAAAGCCGTTTGCGCGGATGGCTGCGGCCGTCTCCGCGGCGGAAGCAACGTCCGCTGCGGTTCTATCCGTAATGAAATCGTCGCCGTACTTCGTAGGCGCACCGTATACCGCTTGCCCGAAATATGCCGTCATTCCGCTACCACCTCCACCGCAGCGCGCATATTAGATGACAGACTGATGTCCACGCTTTTCACGTGGCCGGTCAGGTTGCCCGCATAGCCCGTCGGCAGGCTGATCTTCGCCCCTGGGTGCTCCGTCGTGATAATCAATTCTGCGGATACGGATCTGCGCCGCTGATAATACTCGTAAAGGCGCTGCGCCACCGCAGCCGAATTGGTTGCGCTAACAAGTGTCGCATCCGTAACGCGAGGCATGTTTTCGAGATCCGTTGGCAGCACCGTCGGGTTCGTGATTGTTACCGACTTGGTATGATCCTCATAGGGAAGCCCTGTAATCGTGACTGTACCGGCAGTTGCCATCATTACCTTCGCATAATTCGCCCCAGATGCTATAAACGTTCCCCCGCTTATGGAAAGACTTGCGGCCGGCGCACTGAACAGCACAATGTGGGTTCCGGCCGACAGTGCATCCGAGAACAGTTCTCTGCGCTCCGCACCTGGAGAATAGTTGTGTTCGATCACCTCCACCCCCGTGATCGGGATCTCATACTTGATGGATGGATCGATGCAGGTGTTTTGTGCAGTATATATGCGATCCATCGAACTTGATGCCGGCGCAATCATGATTTGATCGACAAATGCGGTATATGCCACAGCACCAATTGAAAAAAGAACCTGTTGCAAGGCCTCACGCCGCGTGCACACAGGCAAGTATCCATAGATCGGAATGCCCGCAATGTCATTTGAAACAGTATATGCATGGTTCGTAAGAATATCGGCAATCAGGATTCCCGCAAGCATGCCGGAATAGACGCCGCCAAGATAGGTTGACTCGTCCAACACGCCGATTGCATTTATGGCGGAAACATCCCATGTGTCAGCAGACATGCGCTCCGCCTTATCAAGGTAAAACACGCCTACAAGCGTATCTGCGTGGTACGCCTGAAAGCTCTGCTGTCGTTGAAACAGAAACGGGATCGCCTGCCGCGTTTTGAGCACCATATTCATGGTGGAAACCTCAAGATCGGTTCCTGCCAGGGAGCCGCCGAAATAAATGTCCAGGCTGTTGAGTGCACCGTCTGAAAACGTCCGTGTCGTACCAAAGGATATACTTTGGAGCTTCAGGAAGCGGTGCGGCTGTACCATACCCCGGAATGTGATGATGAGCTTATCATAGTACTCCACCTCCCTCGCACAGAGGTATGTACTCGCGTCTGGCGCGAAATCTTCACTTGCGACTTGAACCGCACCACGGAACCATTGGATCGTGAGGTCATTACACCAGTCCCCACCAAAATCAAAGCTGATGCCTACACTAGAACGCAGATCGTCAAAAGAGATTGTAAGCACGGGTGGAACATCAAATTTGCAATCCTCCCCCGTCTGCGCGGCGCTCCAGGCCCCCCAATCATTTTCCTCAGGTGCGGCAGGAAGCACGCCCATCGTGCCTGAGAGCATCCAGAAGTTTGTTTCAAGAGTCGCAATCTCAGGCACGCTGATTTCGTCCAGCTTCAGATCCTCAACGCCTGCAAATGGCAGCAGCGCCGCCATTTGCATTGTGCATTCCCGTTTTGCATTGGGTGATGTGTCATCGTAGACAATGTAGTTTTTCGCCATGCCGTCACGTCCTTTGCGGCGCCATGGCGATGAGGTTTACCTTTAGGCTCTTCCAATAGTTCCCCTTGTCCGTCATTCGCACGAGTGTATCTTCACCGGAAGTCACATATGCATCAAAAGCAAGCGTCGTTTGCCCGTAAGGCAATACCACGGCATGCGAGTCATCCGGTGCGCTCAGCACTTCATACAGCGCGTCATACTGTGCCCGATTCAAATCCTTTGTGTCGAGTTCCAAAGTATAGTTGTAGAACGTACCGAGAATATCCCGATGCATGCGCGCGTCGATCGTGCGCCCGGCGTTTTTGCCGTCCAGTACAGAAAACTTTCGTTTGAACGAGGTCACTGCAACGTTGTAGGCCACGCCATCAACCATGAATGCTGCCATCAGCTCACCCCCATAACCAAACTTGTGCCACGCCGCATCGATTCCGCATCCAGATGCGGCTTCAGAGCGCGTGCAAGCTGCGCCATATTGCCCGTGAAATTGATTGTGATATCCTGCTGCTGTCCGCCTTCCTGTTCAGCAAGGACAGCGCGTACTGCATCCTCGATGGTAGAAAGCGGCGCCTCGATATTCGTTCCACTGCGCTGGTCGCCTAGGATTGCCATGAACTCTTGCCGCGGCGGGATCACCGCGCCGGAAGCGAGACGGGGAAGATCTACTGCACCAATTTTCGGTATTTTCAGATTTACTCCAATCGCATCCCCTACTGTACCCGTAACGTTGTTTATTAGGCCAATTACGGCATTGATCCCATCAATTATGCCGTTTATCACGCCTTCAAATACGCTTATAAGTGCGTTTAACGCACCCGTTGCAATCTCTTTTAAGCCTTCCCAAACGCGTTCCCAATCGCCTGTGAATAAACCGCCTAAAAAGTCGATCAGGCCGCTGAGGATATCCATAATTCCATCGAATATGCCGCCAAACATCTGAAAAAATGAATTGACCAATCCGCCCACATAATCTACGACTGTTGTGACGACTGGTGTAAGCACATCGACAAGAAACGAGATGAGTGGCTTCAGACAGTCATTCCAAAACTCACGCACAAGTTCAGCGATCTTTCCTACCACCTCACCGATTCGGTTAAACGCGGGCGCAACATAATTCTCCGAGACCATTTTGAATCGATCTCCAATGTCCTGCAGCACCGGTGCAATCCACTCGTTCCAGTACCCCAGTACTTGGTTTACGATTTCGCTCAACCCGGTTGCAATCTCATCCAACGTAGGCTTTACATGCTCGTAATATGCATCCCGGATGCCCGAAAAAGCTCCATCTATGATTTCTGCAAAGCCTTGCGCAATAGGTTCCAACGCCTTAAACGTGTTTTCAAAAGCAGTTTTGAATTCCTCTTGGTTGTCTATGATGGGTTGGGCGATTAGATTGAGTGCATCACGTCCAAGGCCAAGCAGAATCTCGCTCGCACCGCTAATCGCCGTCCCAAAAGTATCAAGCAGCGCAGCTATAATTCCCTGAGCGGGTTCACTGCGTAAGGATTCCGCAATCGTAGCCAATGCTACACAGAAGCCTCCGCTGATGTCTGCAATGTCCTCCGAAATGTCAAACATGCGGACAATCCATCCCTTGATATCTTCCGACCGGTTCGCCAGTTCCTCTTCGATACCTCCTACAAGCGCCTGCACGATACTAAGGCCGATCGAAGCAGCAGAGCCAACCACGCGCCCCAGGTTCTTGATAATGGACTCAGCAAGCCGCCGTCCCGCACGCTGCACTTCTGGGTCAAGGAAGATGTCGAGCAATGTCTTCCCAATACTCTTCAAATCCGTGTTAATCCGTGCGAAATCAAATTCCCCAAAACCTTCCCAAAAGCCGGTCATGAAGATATCGGCAATTTCCTGAATCACGCCTTTGAGCTTCTCCCAAAGGCCAAGCAGGCCCGACATGTCGGCCGTATCGCCGAACTCCGGCATTTCCACGCCACCTCCGCCGCCACCCTCCGCCTCATCGATAATGAGCTGGTTGATTTCGTCGAAGGCTGCAAAACTCTTCCCTGCTTCCTTTGCCGCCTTGCTCGCTGCCCCAAAGCCCTTTGCCTGCGCATAGAGTGATTTCGCGCCCGCTGCTGAGGCCGATACAGACTTGCCAAATAACATATTCACAAAGGCCGCGATGTAAGCTGTGGCACGGGCAACCGCGCTCATCAGCGCATTCAGCGCCGGCATAATCGCATTGTAAATCGGTTGAAATGCCGTAAGCAGATTTCCCTTAACTTGCGCAAGCGAAGCGGAAAATTCCCTGTTTGCTTTCACAGCGCCGGATAAGTAGTCCGCCAAAGCACGGAAGCCCTTGTATGCTGCGGACATCACGAGCGCGGAAATTGCAATGTTTTTGAGGCGGTTCAGAATGTCGCCGAGTTTCCCGCTAAGAATGCCAAGTCCCTTTGAGGCTTTTCCCATACTCTGCACGCTGTCGCGCGCCGTTTTGGCACGTTGGGAAAGCGTTTGCAACTTTTTCCCGGTTTCTTCCGCCTGTATGGTGATCGTGCGCCGCAGCGCTTCTCCGGTTCGTGCGCTTTCGTCGCGCATGCGGACAAGAGTGCGCTCGGCTGCTTCAAAATCGCGTTTGACTTTCTGCGCCTCTTCTGAACTTGCCGGATTCATTTTTATCGCATCGATCTCCCCGCGTAATTTCGCGGCGGCGTCATCTGCTGTAATGAGCTGTTGTCCAAGCCGCTCAATTTCAAGCTCCAACGCCTTCGACCGCCCAGTATCTCCCACGCCAAGTGCAAACTCTTGCTGCGTACCAAGCTCCTGCATCTTCGTTTCAAGTGCGGCGGCTTCACGCTGCGCATCCTGAAGTTTGCGTTCCATCGCACCGAGGGATCTTGGCATAACGTCCCCGGAAGCAAGCTTGTCATATTTGGCTTTCAAGTCGCTAACACGGTTCGCCTGACGATCCATTGCCTCCGTCTGCCGTCTGAGCTTTGCCTCAAGGTTTTGGATTTTCGTCATGGCGCGATCCGTTTCCGCGTCAACTTTAATGCGAATGGATCCGTCATATCCTCCGTTCGGCATGCGTTATCCCCCTTCCAATTGTGCCATAAACTCAGCGATCACTCGCTGATCCTCCTGTGAAATCGCCTCTGGAATTGCATAGCGCTTGCGCATTTGCTCGTATGCCTTGCGTTCCTGCTCGCCCATTTTGGAAAGATCCGCCGTGCGGTAATGCGCGATCTGTGTGAGCGCGCAGTCGCCGAGATCTCCCATAAGGTGCAGAAATACAAACCAGTGCAGTCGTTCCCGATGCAGGTCTATGCCGTATGCCCGGCGGAATGCGGAATAGATCCTCCCATCGTCATAATCGAAATCGAACCCGCGCGCCGTCTCCTTCCTCCCGGCTCCGGCGGATGCCCCAGGCTCCTTGCCGCCGCGCATAAACCATTGCAGCGCTGCCATAGCGATTTCAGGCGGCGGCACACTCCGTCCAAATAACAAGCGAAACGCCGTTGCATACGCCTCCTGCGTGGTTAAATCCACATCCTCAAATGCCTGCGCAATCTGCACGCCGATGCGGAAATCTGTTCGTATCAGCCACCCCTGATACTGATCCGGCAAAGCATCTAGCAGGATATTACGCACCGCCGGTACGCTCCGCGCTGTATTTTCCGAGCCGCTCCTGTTGCGCCTTCGCATGCTCCTTAAAATAGGGCATCAACGCCTCGAAAAACTGAATGAGCAGATCTGTGCCGGGCACAATATTTCCAAACACCTTGCGGCAGGTTTCCGGTCCAAATAAATCATCTACCTTTTGCATCAGCTCCGTATGCGTCTTAGCATAGAAGGCAGCGAAAGCGTCCGCTTCAAAGCCGTCTTCCTTCATACGTGCAGCAAGTTCGTGCGATTTGCTTTGAATCTCGCTCATGAACGCGGAAATATGTTCAAACAGGGATGCGTCTCCAAGCTGCAGTTCGATGTATTCTCCGGCGTCATTTACCTCGATCCGCTTTACGCCGGTGTCGATTCGAAATCCATTCATGCTGTCCTCCTATCAGAAAAGCGGGGCAAACGCCCCGCCGTTATCACGTGTCCGCAGTAAAAGCCTTGGTTGCCACGGCAAACGTTCCTTTCACGGGATCGCCGCGGTAGTTGATGGTATACTCGATCTTCAACGATTCACCGCCCGCGCCACCATAGCTGTCGATCTGAATGGATACGTCCTGTTTCTCCGCCACGTAACTGCCATCTGAACCCGTGACCGGATCGTACAGATCCACGTTTACGATACTTGTGCATGCATCGTCCAGAACCGCCCGGGACCGCCGGAGCCCGTTGACAAACTCGAAAACCGGATCATCCTCCGTTGCAACAGCGCTTACGCCCGCCGTGGGTTGATAGGATGTGATTTCGGTATCCGCGCTGTCGCTCACAATATCCACGCTCGATTCGGATTGCGGCGCATAATCCACAGAAAGCTCGGACACGTTTACGCCCAGCAGATTATAAGTAGATGACTCCCCTGTGGGTGTGGTGTCTATAAACGTTTTGAACAGGCTTCTCTTGATTTTCTTCATGTTCTCTCCTATTCTGCCTGGCCATAGACCAGGCGGCATTGAATTTGATATCGTGCGGTTTTTGCGTCCGAGCTAAGCGCATAGCCGGATGTTAGGACTTCTATTTTATCCGCACGCTTTCCAAACGCCATCGCAGGCAGAATCGTCGCGCGGCTCTGTGCTTCCATCCAGTCGCCCAATTGCTCATAAAACGCAAGGTTGCCAACATTTGTTTTTAACTCCTGCCCGTGAAATTCACGACTTGAAATCACGAACAGGAATTGTCGGAGACTGCTCCCGTCGATGTATTCCTCCAGGATCGCCCTGCACGGAACCACATCGATGGAATATGTTTTTGCTTCCTCCGGTAAGAAATCCACGTTCAGGCGTTCGCCCGCCAAAAGCGGGCAGGTACGCAAAAAGCTGCGTACTGCCTCGATGATACTCATTCCCGTTTTCCTCCTACGCGCGCTGCAATGCCATCCACGATCTCATCTCCATGGTCAGCCCACATACGCTTATCCCATTCCGCCCCGCGCATTGGCGCCTCGTTGTAAGTCAACGGAATGTCGGTATACTGTTTTGGTGCTTCACCCACCATCAGGATTCCGACATATTGATAATGCGCGTACGGCGTATTGTAAAGCAGCCCGCCCGGCAGCTCCTGCACAGTGTTTTTCAGCGGGCCGCTTCGTAGCGGTACGTATGCATCGCACATCCTGGCAACTGCATGTACGAGCTGCTTTTGCGCCTCTCCATCGAGTCCTCGAAGGCGAATAATCTGTCGTGCGTCGAATTGGACTTCTGAATCATACGTCAGCTTCATTCTCCACTCACCGCCCAATGCTGGAACCTGCCGCGGCGGTTGTCGGATACAATTTGCACCACGAAGCCCGTATACGCAGAAACATCTTTAATGCACGAAACGGACGCTACTGCACCAAGCACAAGAATATCGCCTCGTTCTGGAGTAATGCCCGCATCATCTGCTGTGGCCGCAGGGATCCGCACCCTGTATTCATTCGCTGCTTTCCGGCCGTTCGCATCCTTTGCGATTCGCTTCGCGCCGTACCAGCTCACACCCTCAAGAACGGTACAGGCATACCGTTCCGTATCCTGTTTCTCATCGTACTCAAGGCGGACCAGCGTCACTGTTTGATTGCACATTAGCATCGAATTACACCCAGCGGCACAATCTGCCGCAGTCCCAAAGGTATAGCTCAATCAGTTCCCGTATGCGGCCATAGGTGTTTTTTCCGCTGGCCGCATACGTTTCCGAATAGCCGTCATTCGAGGCGCTGAGCACCTCGCCCCCAACCTCTGCCTGTGCAAGCACATCCGCAACGGCGCACATACAGGTGCGCATATTGTCCGTAACATCCACCTTTGCAGGATGTCCGTGCAGCGCACGGCTGATATACGCGGACGCCAATTCGCTCAGGCGCAGAAACTCCGCTTCAGAGATCTTCGTTCCTCCGTAATTAATCACGTAGTAGCTGTAATCCGCGTAAGCCATTGCTGCACCCTCCTTAGCCGAGATAGCGCACGGCAAGTTCCGGGTACATCGTCTTGTAGCCATACAGCACATCCATGGAGAGCATCTCCTTTTTATACTGCATGTTATAGCCGCGCACAACGCGCATGGTCACTCCGTTGTAGGAAGTTACGTAAGCTTCTACGCCTGCAGGGACGGCAAGCGGGCGCGTGACAAACGCGAAGGCATTCTCGTGGAATACAAGATTTGCCGTATGGCTTGCCGCCACGGTGAGTGCATCGTTATCCTTTACAGAAGCCTTAAGCGCAGGATAGATTGTAATATCCTGATCTGCGGTGGAAAGTTCACCCGCCGCAGTCACAACATACTGATGCCCGCCAAGCGTGAACACATCACCTACCGCAAAGGCTGCGGTCAGGCCGTCCACATGAATAGTGGTCGCGCCCTTTTCATAACCGCCGGCATTGTCCACAAGCGGTGCGCCGGCTGCGCCGGTGGCGTGGGTTTTGATCGCCTGGGACGTATAGTTGTCGATGCCATACACGCGGCCGATCTCGCCCTCGCGCAAAGCGCGGTTCGTTCCAGCCTTGTCACATTCCACAAGACTGTCAAGTGCCACAAACTTCGCATCCGCCTCCGTATCCCATACACCACGGCGCATCGGAAGTGGCGCCTTATTGGCATTGAGAATTTTGCGCGCCGTTGCGAAGTCGGAAAGCGTGCCCGGCGCTGTGCCTGCAGTGCCGCCGAAATACGGTATATCCGCATAAAGGCCGAGGCCGTCCGCATTGATCTTCTCCGCGAGCGCAACCGCTGCGGGCTCCAGGAACAGCCGGTTCAGGTCGTCCACGTTGGTGGCGCGCTGGATTGCGGTAAACTCGATGTCAACGGTTGCCAGATGGTCGAGCTTTACGGGGACACTCTCCTCCTTCACGTCCTGTGCGGTCACACCTGCCGTTTGGTCAAACTCCTTTGCCTCATAAACGACAGGCTTGCGCACCTGGATGGTATCACCCTGGAAGCCAAAAGCTTCGGAATAATCCTTGTGGATCAGGTTCGGAAACACAAGGTTGTCGATCAGACGCGGAAGCGCCTGCCGCGCAATGTTCTGAATCGTAAGAAACGTATTGGGCATTTGTTATCTCCTCTCACTTGTTCTTGTTGAAAATCGTCTTGTAATACTCCTCGTCGGACATCTTAGAATAGTCCGGATCCGCTCCGCCTCCGTGTGCCCCACCGCTTGTGATGCGTACGACGGGCTCCCCACCCGATGCGGCAGCCGGTGCTCCGAACAGATAGGGCTTTGCCGTTTTAAGCGCTTCAAGCGCCTCTTTTACGCCTGATACCGCGCCTTTTTCGTCTACCTTCACGTTCGTGCGGTCAAGAAGCAAAAGCGCTGTTTCTGCGTCAATCAAGCCCATCGCACTGCCGACGGATTTTACATCTGCAGCGATCAGCAAATTGTTCGCGCGAGTAAGCTGCCCATCAACAATCTTCTGCTGCTCCGGAGAAAGCTGGCTGGCGCGTTTCCGCCGCTCCGCCTCAAGGATCTCGGCTACTTCCGCATCCGTCATGCCATACTGATCGGCCATAGACTTGACCACACCACTTTCGGCGCGTTTGGTACGCACCTCAACGGCAGAGAGAATCGCTGCTGCAATCGCCTCAGGCGATGCGGCGGGCTGAGGAGCAGGCGTGCCGCCTTTCGGTACGGGAGTGGCCTGCGGGGCAGGATCGCTGCTCGGTGCAGGTTCCGCAAAGAGCTGAAGATTCATATGGTTTACGACGTCGTTTTTCCTCATATTGAGTTCCTCCGTTTCAGGCCCGTCGGCCATAATTCCGTTTTTCGCCCGTCGGCTCCCTGCGCAGTTTTATGCCGTAAACAGGTTTTGGGCATAACAAAAAGCACAGTGCCTTTTGCACGGTGCCTTTTATATAAAAAAATCAGTTATTGCATGATGGTTGCGACAATCTCACGAAAAGGCTTTCCATCCACGATCCAACGCTCAAGCAATTCGTGCACTGTGGTAAAATCAAACATGTTTCCATCTGAATCCCATGTGGAAAACCCGTTGGAAGGAGCGCAAACCGAATACTGCTTCCCGCCGATCTCAAACACAGGCTCGTTCATGCGAAGGAATAGAGCAATATCATTTTCGTTCATTTGCTTCACCTCCCAAAATATCATTATGCGCGATTCGTTCATGTTCGTTGAGCTCGCGCAGTTCTCTGCTTATGAGCGTTTCATCCGCTCCCCAAATGTAGGTGTGCGCATGTTCGCCGTGTATGCCGTACGGATGTTTGTCCGGGCGGCTATGCGGTCCAGAATGAACCTGCATTGCGATTTTCCCTGCCGCATCATAAATCGTCCGGTCAATCTGCGTAATCCCGTTGCGGTATTCCGTCTTTGTTTCCAACACTGCAAACGGCCGGTATGCCTTTGGAATGGACGGCTTCGCACGATTTTTCCAATCGTCTGTAACAACGATTGTACCGTTATTATTATACCGAATCCGGCTGTATTTATCAACAGATGTCCGTACCCGCACCGCCGTTTCACGTCCGAAACCGTATACTGTCGTGCGCTCGCTTTGACGCTTCAGGCCGGTTTGCGCAGCAAAGTCTTTTTCTGTGCTCTGCCATTTACGCAACTTCACTGCAGCCTCATGCGGATCCTGACCGGCGGCTTCCAACGCCTTGAATTCCCGCTTCCAGCGCCGGATCTGCCGCTCAATGTAGCGTTGTTTTTGCGTGGCCTCATAGACGCTCATTTTCTCGCCATCACAAGCCACAGTCTTTTTCACCATCTCACGAAGACGTTCGTCCGTGTACGTGCGGGGGTCTCCCTCGAAATAGGCAAAAGCGGAATGCCGACAGTTCCACCCTCCAAGGCCCGCGCCCGTTCCAAAGCCCGTTGCCGTGACAAAATGCGGATATTTGGGATTTATGCCGGAACGGCTGTATACCTTGCCCTGCCACCCCGCGTGATTTGCGACCCCTTCCCCTGTGCGCGCTCCCTCGTGGGCCGTGACCTCCACAAGATCACAGCCCATTTCATCCGCACGAGCAAGCTGCAGTTCAAGCGCCGTTTGGTTCACGCCCGTGATCACCGCACGACGTACTGCAACCTCCAGCGTTTCTGTCCGTTTGCGGCCATTACCTGCATAAGATACGGAGCGTATGCCCTGCCCCGCAAGCGCGCGGACTGCATTGCGGATCGCCTCCGTATAAGAAAAAGCGCCGGATTGCGTTTGCATCCAGACCCGGTCGAGCGCATGTTCAAACTGCTGCGTTGCGGTCTGTGCCGTCGTGCGCGTAAGGTTCTGAAACAGGCCTTCCGTGCGCGCGATGCCGTTGCGTAGGATCCGCTGCAACTCCGGCGCTGCGCCAACGGGCGGAGGGTTCAGCCCATGCCGCTTATAAACGGCGTCGTCTGCACGGAGCGTCTCGATTCCCGCCTCCTTCACAAGCCGCTCGATCTCCGGCCGCGACCTGCGCGTGATCTGCGAAAGGATGGACATGATCTCCTCATAGCAGAGCCCCATCGCCTGCACCTTACGCACCTGCCATGCGGCGGCAGGAATGAAGAAATCATAACGGCTGATGCGCCGCGCGATGTTGCAGAGGATATCAAGTTCCGCCGCGGAATAAAGCTGTACAAGCGTGTCCGGCGCCGCCGCAAGATATTCCGGCGTAAGCATCAGGGTTCCTCAAACAAAGCAGGATTGTCCACAATAACGCCATGCAGGGCCGCTGCAAGCCGATCGATCATTTCTTCGTCATGGTTGATATAGCCACATTGATCAAAAAGCGCGTGGACTAACTCGTGCAGAAAATCCCGCATCATTTTGGCATCTGCGGATTTTGTCAGCCTGATTTTGCAATCGCAATAGTCTATTTCTGCGCAAAATCCGTCTGTGCCTTTGCGCAGAAACTCGACGGTTTCTACCGCATATGTAATGCCACCAACTTTTACTTCATTCGGTATTTTCATTCCAAGCCTCCGAATCCCATCATATCGTCGTCGTTCTCCCGCTCTTCGAGAATCGCCTTTGCGTCTGCCTCGGTTTCCCCATACCACTTCACACGGTATTCCCAAGGCTGCATAAGCCCGTCGCGTACATCCTGCCGATCACGCTCCCGTTCGGATTCCTTGTCAATAATATATCCGTCCTCGAAATTGACCGTGACCCTTGCATCCGGGTTCACCGTAGCACCCAGGAACGTCTTGCCCGCCCAAAGGATTGCGCGTACCAGCTCCTGCAAGAAACGCTGCACAGAAAGATAATGCTTTGCAGCATTCTGAACAAGTTCCTGCTTATCGCCCGTGTATTGCGTTGCCGTAACAACTGTTGTACCGTTGAATTGATAATGCTTTGTGCCAAGGCCGCATTTGAAGGAAAGGTAATCAAGCTGCGCCTGTACGCCGTCCTTGTTTTCGGTGACACGCAGCGCAGGGTTGTATTCCTGAATCAACTTCTTCACGCCGTCCGCATCAAGGTCCCCATCCCCCGTCGCCACAAAGAGCTGTTGTGCAACGTCGTCCGGCGTGACCGGCCGACCTGATCTATCGTGCTGGAGCATGCTGCGATCCACAAACACTTTCTTGCCTCCGAGCTTGAAATCCCGGTTGAAATTATTATAGGCAAGATCAACGCCCTTGAGCTGATCGGTGGCATTGGCCAGCACGGAAAGGCCAAGCCCCACAGGCCGCGCTTCCACGTTATTGGAGATATGCGGCGACACAAGCGCAAACATGGGGATGTCCGTCGGCAGAAAAATTTCCGAGCTCATGCCTTCCGGCAACTCTGCCGGGCGGAGTGCGCCTTCATCCTCCTCATAGTAGCGGTTTTGAATGCGGTAGCGCCCATTATTAAGCACATGCGTTTCCATGTAGATATAGTGTTTTCCATGCTCCAAAACCTCGGAGACAAATGCAACATCCACCACCTTGCCATGCCGTACGGTGATCGGAATAATGTGCAGCGCGTCCATATACTCAAGCGCAATGCGCGCGCTGGCATCCGGCACGACATCTCCGCGCTTTGTAACCGCCATGTCCTGCACACGCAGCACGGCAGCGCCCGTTCCGGTTGCAAAACTACGCTCGATAAGTGCATTGCCATTTGTCCAAAAATCGTTTGCGCCGAGCACGCCCGCCATGCCGTCTTCGCCCTGAAGGAAATCCGATGAAGCTTTATCCTCTACCACGATTTCCGTTTTTTCATTAAGCAAGATGCTCGCCCAATCCTCGCAAACCTTCTTACCCATACGCATGGAATAAAGCTCGCGCGTGATCAGCTTCCCGGTTTCTCCGTCTCCGCTCCATTCACGGAATTCGTGAAATGGCTTGAACTTGCCCGCCCACCAATCCCGCCATTCCGAGACATAAGCATAATAAGATCCGTCAATATTCGTGCCAAACTCCTTGTTCAGCATATCGATTACAGCGTTGATATTCATTCCTGCCTCCCCTCCGGCACGAGCTTTTTCATGAAGCGTTCAAAGCTGTACTCGAAGCCGTCCAATATGTCGATGTCTGATGAAAAGTTATCAAGGCGTACATCCTTTTTCTTCGTCTCGTCCCAACTGGCGGATTTCAAGCCACCAATGAGCAGCGTGCAACGACGCAGGATATGCATCCGGTTCATGTTGAGCAACGTCAGCGTGCAAACAATTCGTTGCATAATCTCATGCTTTGCGCTGTCGCCGATCTGCACGCCGAGCCCCGCGGCGCGCGCTGCTTTGCGTACGCTGTTAATGAGATATTGTGCCTCGCTATCCATAAACGCGTATTTAATATGCGCATTCGGAAGCTCCGCCTCGATGGTGCGGCAAAAACGGATAAACTCCGTTGCGACCCGCTCCGCATCGATCTCGCCTTTCACGCCTGGGATATGCGCATCCTTGTAAACAACGATCTCGTCGAAATTGCCTATTACCGCCGTTGCAACAAACGTCGTGAGCGACCGCGTTCCACCGAAGTCTACACCGATGGAAATAAAGCGCAGATTCGCCTTCTGTGCGTCGCTGAGTCCATCCACAAGCCAATGCTCCGGACTTTGCGCGAATTGCCGGTAAATCAGCCCCTCCGCGATCACCCAGAGCCCACGTATAAAGCGATCGTAAAACACCCCGTCGTACATTGCACGGTAGCGTTCTTTGATGCGATCTGTCAGACTCGGATTATCCTCCATCGTGAAGTGAAGATATAAAATCCGTTTCTCTTTATGTTTGAGAATCCACTCTGTATAAAACCAGTGATCCGGCCCTTCTGGATTACAGTTAAACCAGAACTTTGATCCGTCCACACTGCAGCGGCCCGTTGCCTGGTTGACAAAACTCTGCGGCATAAGCGCAACTTCATCAAAGAATACGCCCGCAAGCGTCACGCCCTGAATCAAGTCCTGGCTACGCTCGTCCTTACCACCAAATACATAAAAGTAATTTTCCGCATCTTTGCGGCGAACCACGAGGAGATTATCCCCGCGCCGGTCTTCCACTCGAAAGCCGCGGGCGCGAAGCATGAGCTTAAGCGCAACAAGCACATTGCGTCGGAAGCTGCCGATTGTTTTCCCGCACATGCCGAAATTCTGCATGTTAAATGTGCTCATTGCCCAAAGGACGAATGAAAGAGACATGGACAATGTCTTGCCGGAGCGGATCGCGCCGTCCGCAATGATCCCGTCATGATCGTGTGCCGGGCTTTCTGCGCACCACCATGTCAATATCTTTAACTGCCGGGGGCTGAATCGTTCAAACCGGAAGATCGCCCTCTGTTTCATCGCGCCACACCTCATTTACGGAGTTTTGAAGCGCCTCAATGAAGCCGTCATCCTCCACTTCATCCCCTTCGCCCTGCTTCTTTCGTTCCATTTCAAGTCGTGCAAGGTCGAACGCCTTCCTGTGCTGGTCCATCGGATTCATCTCAAAATACCGCTCCAAAAATGCGAGTGACTTTTGCCGGTCAGCAAGCTTTATGCTGGCGCCATTGCGCCCGAGTTTCACCTCGCTCACCAGCTGCCCGTCCACCTCGGAAGACTCACGGAACCTTAGGTCATTGACTTCCTGCAAAAGCGGCGTTTTCTCACCGGTCTCCGGGTCTGTCACCTGCACCGGGCCGTACATAGCCATCACCGGCACCGTCGCCCGGCCCCACTCGACGAAATCACTCAGATCCGCGAATGCGATGCGCCAATGCAGCGCAAGCACATCCTCCTTGTCGCCCAACAGCAGCGCCGCATGTTTAATCTCCTTCAGCCGCTGCACTTCCTCGCGGATCCGCGGTTTACGCAAAAGTTCCCACGCGATCTGTTTCGCGCTGCGCGGCTCATACCCCGCCTGCCGCGCGGCAGACGCACCATTGAAGGCCTGGACGTAATGCAGACAGAAGGCCTTCTCTTTCTCGGTAAGCTCCTCTGCCTCATCCATGGCCTCCATTACCTTTCGGAGCGCCTTTTTCGTAACGTAACGTTCCTTTTCCGCGTTTCGTAACGTTACGTTTCCGGAGGGTTCCCATTTGTCATCGCACTTCCACTTGCGAAGCAGGCTTTCCGAGATCCCCAGCTCTTCCGCGATCGATTTGAGCGGGCGGCTCTTGTCCGCCTCCCACAGTTTTCGCGCACAGTCCCGCAGCGGGTTCCTTTTCCTGGGCATCCTTGGGTCTCACCTCCCTGTACGGGCAAATGACCCGTATGCACATTTGGCCGCGCCGATATTTTCATTGCCGGCGCGGGCATGATACTTTCACAGCACATTCCCCCCATTTTCTCCTCACATCGCAAAGCGTTCTAGAAGATGCCGAAATTCTGAGTTTTCTGCCATTTTCTTTCGGCGCCACTACGATATCGTAGTATAATATAACCATAGAAAGGAGATGGAACGACGATGAATGAAAATCCTTTTGATGGCTTGATGTCCCTTGCCGAAGCCGCGCAACGCTGGGGCCGCGCCGACGCTACATTACGCCAGGCGATCCTGCGCGGGAAATTCGTTGAAGGCGTTGACGCCAAGCACATCGGTAAGCAATGGATCATCACAGAATCTGCCATGCGCCGGGAATACGGGGAGCCTATCGCTCCCCGCAGTCCGGCGGAATGACATCGTCCGGCACGGGAGCAGGCGTGCCGGATCGCAAATGCAAGGGAGCGCCCCGTGGAATGGAGGCGCTCCTCATGCTTTTTCATGCTACCATTTTAGCATGTAGTAAGGGCTCATTGGGGCTCATAATTAAGTTTTTGATGTGCAACGGCTTTAATCCTTTTTGTATGGCTATAGCTATACGGCAGCCTCTCCGCCACCTCTTTCCATGTCATTATGCCATCTACATAGTAAAGCCGCATCACCCGCCGTTGCTGCTCCGGCAAAGCGTCAATCCAGCGTTCCGCGTCCTCGCATGCCTTTGTAAGTTCCAGCGCCTTCGCGGCGGCACAGCAAGCGTTGTCCGCAAGTTCCGCAACGATGCCGGCCATACGGTCATGGTCGTGCGATCCGGATGGCATGCCGGTGAGGATCGAGGTCAACCGCTCTGCCCGTGCGCGCAGCTCCATCGCCTTTTCATCCAACTGCCGGATCTCGTCGCGCAGGAAGCGCAGGCGGTTTAGATCTTCAAGGGTCAAGTTTCGTCACCTTCTTTCCTCTTCCACAAACTCCGGACAGTCAATTACCGTATATCCGGTTTCCCCGTATCGTTCTTCCGGCTCAGCCGTCCAACCCGGCACGGGTGTGTAATTGCGGAACCATCTACATCCGTTTCCGTAAGCTTTACCGCACCTCCAGCACAAGGTAGGCGCCCGGACGGCAGCCGGTCTTGCAGCGGGCATGGTCTTGCGTATCCGCGTGGGGAGACGCTTAACTTCACGCCACTCCAAATCGTACCAAATCGTCCACCTGCGCCCGCAGGCCCGGCACTCGGTATAGGTGCGCATGCCCGTGGACGTCTGCCCGGATGTGCTGCTGGCAGACGTCCGGAGCGTGAGCCTTTCGCCGCATTCGCAGCGCGGATTGTTCGGATTGCACTTTTTCATAGCACATCTCCGGGAATTTTCCATTCCTCCGGCAGCTCGTCCGGCTCTATCTCTACAAAACCGAGTGGTGCATATCCTGCCGCGTTGTATTTTGCGACCGCATCAGCAAGCGCCATATTGTCATGCGCTACACACGCCTGCATCACAGCCGCAGCAGCTTCTACCCGCTGCACATCCAACGCCGTATCGATCACGGTGACAGCGTCCCGAAACACGGCGTCCGTGATCGTCTGCAGCCGTGCACATACGGCCTCATACGTTTCCCGATACCGCTCCCGCGTGCGGGCCGGCAGAGTTTCCGCTTTCGCTTTGCGTGCAGCCCAAAAGCGGATATCATCAGCAACCGTTCTCATGGCTTCTCCCCTAACTCACGCACGGCGATATAGATTCCCGGCGTAACCGCCCAAAATTTTTCCACAATTTCTGAGGCTACCTGCGCATCATCCTGCCAAAAACCCACATGCGTCATTTCGTCCTTCAGGAGCTTTTGTAGGTTATCGGTATCGGGCCGCGTAGCGCGGTACTCTCCGTTGCGATGCCTGCCGCAAACAGGGAAGCACCATTTCACCAACAGCTGCACAGGGCCGCGCATGGGTTCCTGCGGCGCATGTCTTCCAAGATGCCCCCGAAGTTTCATGCGCGCCGATTTCAATTCCGTCGGCTCGTAGAATACCGGCTTGCCGCCAACTACCCTCACGCTCTTTTCCTGATGCGTTGCCGTGGGTGGTTCCATCGGCATAAAGAACTCGATCATATCACTTTACCTCGCTAAAGTGCATTTTTGTTTTGCAAAAAACATTTTTGTCACGGCATGTGTGTCACGTAGGGGGGAACGCGCCGTTTCACGCGTTCCCCTTCACGTACACACGTGACGACGCGTATGCGGCGGAGTAGTTTTAACTACGTAGTAGTTAAGGGTTCGCCGCCGCGCGGCGGCGACCTTAAATTCCAGTTCCCCGCCGCAGTGTGGCGGACTGAAAAAACAGTTCCCCGCCGCACGGCGGCGGACTGAAATTTCAGTTGTCCGCCGCACTCTGTTCGTCCGTTTTAGACGCACGAACTACCTTCCCCGTGTTCTTATCGACGCAAAATCCGTATTTTTTTATCCAATCCCGCACGGTGCGCGGCGCAACATTTTTACCGGTGCTGGAATACCATTCCACGAGGTCGTTCACCGTCGGCGGCTCGCCCATGTTGCAGCGTTCCACCGCATCGCAGAATTCCTGCTCCTTGCTCCGGCGCTCCTGCAAGGCTCCGCTCTGCCGCTTACGCACGCCTTTCTTCCACGGCGGCTCATCCGCATTTGCCGTAAGGTCTGTCAGCATGCCACCCGCATCGACCGTATGCACCGGATAATCGAACCACAGGTTGACCGGCGGAAACTTGGGGAACTCGCGCAGCGTACCCTCCACGCGCCATGCTGTACGCGCCTCAGCAGCCCGTTTTGCGGCCTCTACGGCGCGGTTGAGACGTAGGCAGTCTTCCTCTGGCAAAAGCTCCCTGCAGGCGCGTAAGGCCGCTTTTTCGCTGCACAGATCGTCTTGTGAAACCTCGTTCAACAGGTTTGCTTCCCGCAGCGCAGCCTCACATACAGCGCATGCAGCGTTGTTTGCAGCCTGAGCGCGTACATCGTCATCAAGGTCAAGCTCAATCAGATCAAGGAGCGCGTCCGGGTCGCGGGCAAATACGCCGCTGCCGGAAGCGCGGTCCATGCTTTGCTTCTGCCCCTGCCGCCCTTTGCTGTGGTGATGGCAATAGATCACGGCACAGCCAAGCTCTGTGCAGACGCGGTCGAACTGATTGCAGAAATGCGCCATTTGGTCCGCGCTGTTCTCATCGCCCGTGATAACTTTATAGATCGGGTCGATGATGATGGCAATGTATTGCTTCTTCGCCGCGCGGCGGATCAACTTCGGCGCGAGCTTGTCCATCGGGATCGACTTACCGCGCAGGTTCCAGATATCGATATTATCAAGATGCCTGGGCTGCCAGCGAAGCGCCGTGTACACGTCCCGAAAGCGATGCAGGCAACTTGCCCGGTCAAGCTCAAGGTTCACGTATAACACTTTGCCGCGGGCACACACCCAGCCAAGCCAGCGCCGTCCCTCCGCAATCGCGCAGCTGAGCTCGATGAGCGCATAGCTCTTTCCCGCTTTGCTCGGCCCGGCAAGAAGCATCTTGTGCCCCTGCCGGAGAACACCGTCGATCAGCGGTGGAGACAGTTCCGGAAGATTGTCCCATGCGTCTGCCATGCTCTCCGGCTCCGGCAGATCGTCGTTTACGCTCTCGATCCACTCCTTCCATTCCGCATAGCTTGCCTTGCCGATGTTGGTGTCCACAAGAAACTGCTTGCGGCCGTCGCGCAGGATTCCCGGCATGCGAGAAAGGCGGGATGGGTTTCGGTTTTGACTGTCGATCTTGAGCCCGTTCTTCTGACATACGCTATAGAGATAATCCACGCGCTTACGGTATTCGTCATAGCTGCCCGCATCAATTTTGACGATGGCATGCAGGCTCTTTCCGCCGCTGTGCACAAGGCAGGCAACGGGAAGCTCCAGTTCGCGGATAATGGCGTTCTGCGCCTCAATCTCCATCGCGTCCGATTCCACAAGCGCATAGCGGTACTCCGTTACGTTTTCGTTCTTTACACCGTGCCCATCGAGCGGGTTGAAGCGGATCCATGCGCCGGCCCCCGAATTGTAATCCCCGATCACAGAGCAAAGATCACCGCCGCACTTACTCAAAAGCTCGATCAGCTTTCCCGCCGTACGGTCGTAGCAGCCCTTTTCCGGCAGAAAACGGCCGTCCTTTTCATAGCTGCGTGTAACATAGCCAACGTTTTCGGAGGCCTCAAACAGCGTCTCCAGATAGGTGGTCAGCTGCCGCACCGGATCCCAGTCCTTCGGTTCGTCAACCTCCTTGCCCTCCACCCAATTGCGGTTGACGATCATAAGCTCGTCCTTCGCTCCGATGGCGGCCTCCCAGTCGAGTTCCGCATCCACTTCGGCGCGTTGCGGCTGCCAGCCCTGGTTCTTTGCAAGCTGGATGATCGTTCCCGCCGTTACCGGGGCGCCGTGTCCATGGAAGCCGTCCCACTTGCGGAAGCATTCTCCCGCACGGTAACGGGCATGATCCCGTTGACTCCACGCATCCCAATCCGCCGCAGTGAAACCTTCTTCCTTGAGCGCCATACCGACGGAAAGCCATTCCTGGTAATCCAGCCCGGCCGGGTCGATCTGCTGCAGCGCTTCGCGGATGTCGTAACACTCTACCATGAAGATACCTCGTCGAATAAATCAATGCGTTGTTGCTGCGCTACCTCAGGCGTGTATTCGCCTGGATGGATGCCATTCGGAATGCGCCACCCGTTTGCGGCAATTCGGTCGATCAACCTCTTGGCTGCATCAAACTGCCACGTTCCGACATGCTGGAAGCCGCGTCCTTCGAGGAAACGGATTTGCTTTGGCGTGGTAAGCCCCTCCATGCGGCGCTTATCGAGCCTGTCGAGCAGCTTTGCGGCTTTGCCTGCGCACTCCACATCGTCGGGGAAAATGCCCATACGTTCGAGCGTTTGCATTTGCTTTTGTGACGGCGGGCCCATCTCCCAGCCAAACGCGGGCACATACCCTGTTAAGTCCTCGGCCTGAATGCTCATTTCAAAGTGGAGCGGATCAACGAGCCTGCGTTTGCGTGTGCGCATCTCCTGAAGCTGCTTTGCAAGCGCCTCCTCGCGTTCCGCGATCACATCCTCGGAAGCCTTCTGTTCCGCTTCTTCAATGTCCACCGGACAACCTGCCGCTTCGATGTTCGCCGTCATGCGCCGCGCCACATCCTCATTTTCGCAGATCAGATGCGCCGGGTGGCAAAGCTCATGCCGCTCCGTGTGCCAAAGGAAGTCCAACAGCAGAAGCTCAGCCTTACCGGCCGCGAGGCGCGTGCCTCGACCCACCATCTGAGCATACAGGCTGCGGATCTTCGTAGGCCGGAGCACTACGATGCAATCCACCGTGGGGCAATCCCATCCCTCCGTGAGTAACATAGAGTTGCACAAAACGTTATAATCGCCGCGGTCAAACGCTGCGAGAATGCGGGCGCGGTCTTCACTCCCGCCGTTCACTTCGGCAGCGCGGAATCCGTGTTCATTGAGAATCGTACAGAATTTCTGACTTGTCTTAATCAGCGGCAGGAATACCACCGTCTTGCGGTCACGGCAATTCTTCGCCATTTCTGCCGCAATCTGGTGCAAATACGGGTCAAGCGCCGTTCCGATGTCGTTTGCCTTAAAATCGCCCGCCTGCACGCTCACGCCCGTGAGATCCATCTGCAATGGAATCGTAAGTGCCTTGATCGGCACGAGGTACCCATCCTTAATCGCTCTGGGCAGCGTGTATTCGTATGCCAGGGAATCGAAATACGCCCCCAGGTTGCGCATGTCGCCGCGATCCGGCGTGGCAGTTACGCCAAGCACTTTCGCGCAATCGAAGTGCGTGAGCACTTTTTGATAGCTATCCGAAATGCAGTGGTGCGCTTCGTCTACAACGATCGTATTGAAGAAATCCGGATCGAATTGTCCGAGCCGTTTTTCCCGCATAAGCGTCTGTACCGAGCCTACCACCACGCGGAACCAACTCCCGATGCAGCTTTCCTCCGCTTTTTCCACCGCACACCCGAGACCTGTGGTTTTGGCGAGCTTGTCTGCGGCCTGGTCCAGCAGTTCCCCACGGTGGGCGAGCACAAGCACGCGCTCTCCGTCCCGCACGCAATCCTCAATAAGCTTGCTGAACACGATGGTCTTGCCACAACCCGTGGGCAATACGAGCAGTGTGCGGCGGCGGCCCTGGGCCCATTCCGCCTGAACCGCCGTTTTCGCTTCCTGCTGATAAGGTCTTAGCTCCATCGCCATTGTCCTTGCTCCTTAAAACTTTCCGGGTTCATATGTCCGCGGTGCAGCGTCTTCCGCGGGCTCATAAAATCGTTTGATCTCGTTGGAAACCTTGGTCGCTCCATCCTTCCCTGTCCAGTTGCGCACGCCAACATTGCATCGCCCGCGAGAGCCCACCACCCGCGTCCAGTCCATTGTGATGCGCTCACCCTTTTTGCGCTGCCCGATCGCCGTGAAGAAGGCGCAGAGCATGCCCTCGGTCTTTGTGTGCAGAAACAGATTATGCGTTAGTGTCGTTTCATCCTCCGGGGATGAAACGCGCAGGCTCAAAATGGCTTTGTTGCACGGCGGAAGCTTGTCGCTGCCGTTGTGCCGGCCGCGCTCAAAGCTGAGCACCTCAAAGTCATAATCCCCTTCAGCAACTACATGGAAGTCGCTGTCCTTCTCAATCTCATCGTTCCAGCCAAATTCACGACCTTCGTCAAAACTGCTCATGTTTGTTCTCCTCTCTGTTCGTTAAAATGGTATTTCATCCTTGCGGATCTGCTTGATCAATTCATGCACCTGCGGCCATGCGGCCACGAGCACACCATTTACAAAGCCTGGATCATAATTTTCAATCGGCGTATTCGCCGGATAATACCCCTTGCGGCTCACGGCCATCTGGATTTCCGGCTCCAGTACGTTGTAGGTGCGCATGAGGTCTGAAAGGGCTTGCGGGATCGTCGATGCCTTTACTTCCGGCACCGCTTCCTGCGGCGTTGCCGTTTGTGTTGGCGTTGTGGTTTCTGGAATGGGAGCCGGCGGTGCCATAGGTGCAGGGGCAATCTTGGGTTGCGGCGGCATACTGTCTTCAATGCAATGCGCGATCTCCGCATATTCAAACTTCAGCTCAGGTTTCAAGCCATGCCGGTTCTTCGCATCCCAACAGGGATGATGCGTTGTATACAGCACTCGCACACCACCCTGTGCTTTGTTCTTCCCCTTGGCCGCACCCTGATCGTCCACATTGACCACAAACGTTTTGTAATTTGCAAAGAGCACCATGTCCGCCCATTCTTTGAGCAACGGCGCTGTCTGCTTCTGCAGCTTCAGCTCCCAGCGGTCATATGCGCCCATCTCATCCGGCTGTTCAAATTTGCGCATCTTGGCATGTGCAGTAACGGTCACATGAATGCCCATGCCGATCACATCCTCGAGGAGGTTCAGCATCCGGCCGAAGTCCTCGGCAAGGTAAACATATCCCTTGCCGTAGCCGAAATCCTCAATACCCTTTTTCTGCGCTTTGGCACAGAGCTCCGCCATGCAGAGCTGTTCCGCCCAGTCCGCCGTATCGATCACAAGCGTTTTGCACAGGCCAGGGTTTGCCTTGACATATCGGATCTGTTCCATAAGCATAGTGAAGCTTGAAGGCTTGGGAAGACGCGCAACGTCCATGTGCCGGGTGCTGCCCTCCGTGTCGATGAAGAGCGGCTCCGGAAACTGCGCCGCAAATGTGGATTTCCCGATGCCCTCGGGACCATAAACCACGACCTTTTGTGCGCTTTTGATCTTTCCGCGCGTGATCTGCATTAAAACTCACCTGCCTTCCATGCCGGTGCAGCCGGTGCCTCCGGCTCCGTCACCGCTTCACCTGCGATGTATCCATCCTCAATGATGATGCTGCACTCGCCGCCAGTGCTTACCCTCGTAGCGATCGCCTGCAGTCCCTCCTGTTCCAGCCATGCGCCAAATTCATGGAGCGTATCAAGATCCATCTGTTCCAGTTTGTCGAGCAATACAAAGCCGCACTTTGGATTCAAGCGCCGCACGATAGCCGTGGCCACCCGCAGTTGATCCGCACCGGACATGCAATCCCATGCCTTCCCCTGATACAGCAACTCGCCATTTTCTACAGAAAGCCCGGGCAATGGCAAGTCTGCATTCTGCAGCAGATCGGTTCGCGCTTTGCGAACACTCTCCAACTGCGCCGTGAGCTCTCCGTATTTGTTCTTATATACAAGCGCATCCGACTCCGCCCGGTCCTTATCCAGATTGGCGCGCACCATTCGGTTCAGCTGTTCGATCTCCGCAATGCTCTGCTCCAGTTCAGCGGTGGATTCGTCCGCAAGTTCGGCCGCAGTACGCCGTGCAATATCGAGATCTGCAAGCACTGCCTCCTGCCGTGCGAGCAGCTCGTCAAGCTTGCGCCGGATTTCCGCCGCCTCGCGTTCAAGCTGCTGCAGATGCATACGCTTGCGCTGATTCTCGCCATTGCGGGCGAGGATATCCTGCTGTCGCCGGATCAGTTCCACAGCGCTCACGGGCTCCTGCGGTGCATTCGGATAATAGGTCATCTCCTGTGCAAACTTTTGCTTTTGGTCTGCAATCTGCCCGATTGCGTGCCGGTTCGCGTACAGCTCGCGCTCCTGCTGTTCCAACTCATACAGCCGGTCGCCAACGCCAATGATCTGAAGCAGCGTATCCGCCTTTTCCCGATTGTTGGCCTGCAGGAAGCGCGGCAGGTTCAGCGCCAGTTCTTCCACGAATTCATTAAGCAGCTGTTGCCCGCCCTTGCGACCCTCCGGGTCGATCACCTTGAGGTCGCTGTTCTTGCCTTTGCGCTCCACCACGAGCCCGTTTGACAGAACAATATGGATATATGGCGGGAGGACTGAGCCCTCCCGCTGCGCCTGTGACGGCCTGTAACGTTCGCCGCCAAGCGCCCAGGTGATCGCATCCAGCACAGAGGTTTTCCCCTGTCCGTTTTTGCCGCCGATTACCGTCAGGCCGTTTTTCTCCGGCTCGAAGCACGTAGCTTTCACGCGCTTCACGTTTTCGATTTCAAGTTTGTTGATTTTGATCACGGTCTTCTCCTTTCGATTTGCTCAATTAAAACGGGAACTCTTCCACTGCCGCCAGGCTCCCGGCACATCCAGCCTCATACCAGCGCTCAGCCACATCCCGGCCGTATCCGGCTTCACGGACGTTCTGCTTGTTGTCATCCGGCGTTACGATGCGAAGGTTCACCCGCGTATTGTTTAACCCGTCGTGATCGAGATGATCCACCTCCATGTCCGCCGGGCAGTCCGTCAGAAACCGGTGCAGCCGGATTGTCATACGCGCGCCTGCTTCACGGATTGTGCACGCCGCGTACAATGTCCACCGCCTCCGCTGCGCGTACCACTTCCCCGCCACCGACAGCACCCGCGGCAGATCTTCCGCGTCGATCAGCGTTGCATGCTCCACGCCGCCTTCCATGAGGTAGATTACCGCGCGACCGCAGGGCAGGATTTCATATCGGTTCCTCGCAGGAGTCATGGCAATCGCACCTCTCTCCGGGATCCAGGTTCGCCCCGCAGTCGGGGCATGTCCAGTACGGTTTACCCATTTGCCACACCCCACCTTGCCTGCGGCCATGCCGCACAGTCGTCGCGCAGATCCATTGCTTCGACAAGCCCAAGCCCACAGACAGACGTGATGATAATCGTGCCGCAAAATGTGCGTCCGTCCAACGTGCGGTTTGGCGTTGCATGTGGATCTGCTGAGGACAGCACTGCATATGATTTATACCACCCCAGTTCCGGTTCACCGTCCATAGCTGCCCGAAGTGCCTCCACGCTGTCGAAGTTCCAGATCAGGGGCCGGGATTGCCCTGGTTTAATTACAATCGCACGCATTGACTTCATCCTCCCGGCCTGATAAAATGGGTTCACAGGTATTGTTTGTGTGCTCGTCTGAGGTTGCCGCCTCGGCGGGCACTTCCTTTTCCACGGGCTGCATGCAGTAGTCGATTGCCGCGTTCCAGCCAGCCAAAAATCCATCCTTCAGAATTGCAAGTATAATGTCCACTGTAATTTCCACATTTTTGTCGCTCGCTGAAGCCCGCAACAGTTGGCACACTATTGCCAACTCGTCTAACGTTTCTTCCGCGTGCTTACGTAATGCCCGTGCTTTCGCAATCTCCATGTCCATTACCGATTTCCCTCCTTTAAATCTTCAATGTATAACCCCCGCTTCTGCGGTTGCTGCCGCTTTTGCGTCCTGCGCTGTACGCCCTGCGCGGCCGCTATGGCGATCAGGATCCCGAGAATTACCCCCGGTAGGGTGAAGCTGAAAAATAATCCGAAGTAGTTCATATGTCCTCCTTTCTTTTTTGCAAAGGGCTTGTCCATTGACGCCCTCCTTATCCATCCTTTGCTTTGTTCTCTTCCTGCTCGTATTCAAGTGCATACACAGCCCGCATGAAGTCCGCAACAGCACTTTCCAGACGTTTGTGCCACTCTTCCTGTTCGGCGGGTGTCCGCTTCGGCTCGATCACCGTCACAGTGTCGATTCCATAGTGATACACGGTCTCGATCATTTCACGTTCCATAGCCACCACCTGTTTGCTTATGCTTATGCCTATGCACTTTCCGCTTTGTCCGATGTGTTTTTTCTGCTATTCCCTTAGCTCGCTTGGTCGTTCACCCAGCCCCACAGGATTTGCAAAATAAGCGCATTCGCGGATACGCCCTGTTTCTTTGCCATAGCCTTTATTTCAGTAAAAAGGTGCTCTGGCACTCTGAGTGTAAATCGCTCTCTTGCATCTTTTGTCATATATTTGACGTCACCTCCTATCCCTATATTATCACACCGCACTTTTGACGTCAATAGTCACATTTGACCTTTTGAGCAACATGTACTAAAATGTCATTACGACGTCAATACGGAGGTTTTCAATGTCTAAGCATGATCCTTATACCAAAGACACCGAAAAACGTTTTACGCTACGCATGGATCGGGAACTTTTTGACCGTTTGGAACGCTGTGCCAAAATCAACCGGCGCTCTATTGCAAAAGAGATCGAAACCGCAGTCGCCATGTATGTTGACTATGCAGAAGAGCAACATAAAAATGGCGAACACTATTGATCCAAAAACTTCTGCAATATAAAGACCACTAGATCCTTCATTGCGTATCCTCGTTCTTTCGCCTCTCGTTTCAGCGCTTCTTTTAGCTCTATCGGTAGGCGTATTGTTGTTTGCACGCTCGTACTTTCCTCCTTAGCCCGCTTGGTCGGCTGCGTCTTCCCGCAACAGCTCGTCTACCGTTACGCCGAAGTAATCAGCAACGCGTTTGAGCTTATCCGCAGAGGGCGATGAACATGACCATCCGCGCACCGTACCGTTTCCAAATTTAAGGTCACGTTCCAGCCGGAAAATAGAAATGCCTCTAGCATCACATAATTTGCGTATTTTGTTTAATAGCAATATAGCACCCCCTACATCTTGTTATTGACAGAGATGCGATTTTACTCTAAAATACAAGTGTCAGTCGTACGAGTTGTCGCATCTCTGCCGTTCTTGGATAGAGTTATCTCTAACCATGCTCTAAGTATATGCGATTCGGCTCTAATTGTCAATGCTATATTTTAGATATAGCTCTATGTTTTTTTTGAATTGGAGGGAGCATATATGGGAAGTGTAAAAAATAGAGTTATATCTCTTTGTGAAAGTAGGGGGGTCAAAGTTGGAACGTTGGAACGCCAGGCAAATCTAAGCAATGGAACTTTAAACAAATGGACGGATGAAACTATTCCGAATGGCTATACCCTGCAAGCAATCGCTGACTACTTCGATGTATCTGTCGACTTCCTTCTCGGCCGTGAACCTTCTGACGAAACGCAGGAGATGTTGGAATATCTCCATAAGAACCCCGAGATGAGAGTTCTTCTTTCTTCTTCGGCAAAATTGGAAAAGGAGGATCTGGAGGCTGTGGTCGCAATCGTTCGGCGCATGAATAAGGAGCGTGATCTGGAGTGAGCGAATATGTCCCATTGTTGGATGTATGGATAACGCAAGAAAAAATGCCCATGCGGGTTCGTGCATTCTGCAAGCGGCTCGCCGAGGTGAACTGCATTGTTCTTAATCAAGATTTATCCGATGAAAAGAAATACGAAGCCGTAGAGCATGAACTTCAACATTTAGCAAATAACGATTTGGATAGCTCCGTAGGTGTAGATCAAATAGAGGAACATCTAAAATAACTGTTTTTAAAGTTGAACATTTAATAATCCATAGAATTATTATCAGGGAGGTACATTTATTATGGTTTGCCCTAAGTGTGGTAGTGGTAATGTAATTGTTCAAGCAGTTACCAACGTAAAAACGAAGCACAGAGGTTGTTTGGGTTGGTGTCTTTGGATCTTGCTTGCGATTTGCACCTTTGGGTTAATACTGATAATCCCGTTGATTACAAACAGCAAAACGAAATCAAAAACCCATTCCGAAGCAGTGTGCCAAAACTGCGGAAATCGGTGGCAAGTATAATTTTAAACTCGTATAAATGGAGGCATCCATGAAGGTCTGCAAATACTGTGGTACGCAAAACGACAATAATGCAGCGTTCTGCACCCAATGTGGAGCAAATTCTTTTTCTTACAAGTGTGCAAATTGCGGAACTGTATTTGATACACCGCATTGCCCTATGTGCGGTGTATCCGCTGATGCCATGCCTAGGTATTGTCCAAATTGCGGCCGCAAAACATTTTCCAACTGTTGCCCTGATTGTGGCACGAATTTAGTTGGGCTTCCGACACAAAGCAACATTCCTGCTGCCCCGTCTGCAGCTTCTATACCGACGCAATCCTCCACCCCGATGCCCCAACAGGCCAAGGCCATGCGGAAGCCTAATAAGCAAGCAGTGCGCCTGCTTTTGATCGTTTTTGCCCCTTATATCGGCGTATGGCCGATCTTAACGGATGCGCGCTCTACCATAGGCGCAAAGATCATGGCCATCGTGTATTCTGTGATTATTATGGCCTGTGCTGCTTTCACTCCGCGTGAAGGGTACAGCTTAGAAAGCATGTATCCTTTGATTGTTGTATGTGTCGCATTCTATCTTGCCCTTATTGTCTATGGCATCTTCAAGCTCATTAAGCGTAGGCAGAAAAGAACATAAAGTTCCCACATTGGGAAATTAATACATATGGATGGAGGTAAACAATGAAGAAGCTGATTCCCGTTGTTCTTGTTTTTCTGCTGCTACTCAGCGGCTGCTCCTCTCTCTTTTGGGCTGCAGTCGTAGGAAGTGCAATTTCAGACACACCAGATCCCTCTGATGATACCTCTGTGCCGGCAAATACCCCAAAACAAACTGACGCTCCAAAGCCTACTGCCAAACCAACGCTGGATCCCCCTAAGGCTCTTACCTATGGTGATACGTTCGAATTTGACGGCTTTGAAATCACTTTTTTGCCGGAATACGATTTCACAACGATAGACAACAAATTCAGCGATCTCGACGGGCACGATGTTATCATTTACTCGCTTAGCCTGACAAATAAGAGCGGCTCCACAAAATCGCTGAACATGTTCTACTATAAAGCATTTCTTCCTGACGGGATACAAGCAGGTGAATGCTCTGCATTCTTTATGGAGGACGATTTGGCCTGGGCAGGTGAAATGCGCGATGGCGCCACCCTGAATTCCAAAATGCATGTGCCATATAGTGAAGATGGAACCTACTATGTGGAATTCGATAACTTTGCGACCGAGATCGAAGTGGAGCTGCCGGTTACAAAACCGGAGGAATGA